GCCGGGAAAACAAGAATTTTCGCCATCGGAGATTACTGGAGTCAAACTTCGTTAAAGGTTATACAGACTTCTCTGTACAACACCCTCAAATCAATAAGTACCGATGCTACTAGAGACCAAAATAAAGGATTTACGTCCTTAATGGAGGAATCTAAAGGCAAAGATACCTATTCTTTTGACCTTTCATCAGCTTCAGACCGTATTCCTGCAGAAATGCAAGTTTACAGACTGGAACTAATGGGAGGAAAGACTTTAGGTGAAGCGTGGCTTTCAGTAATGACGGATCGGACCTTCTTAATAAAGGCCACAGGACAAAGTGTGAGATGGTCGGTAGGACAGCCTTTAGGCCTACTATCTTCCTTCCCTAGCTTTGCACTATGGCACCATGACATTATCCAGTTTGCCCATTATCGATGTCGAATGAGAAAGGGCTCTAGAAACCCGATCAAATTCTTCAAAGATTATAGGCTACTAGGTGATGACGTGGTAATATTTAATAAGGAGGTAGCCAGCGAATACCAGTTCCTGATGACGAACATATTTGATATTAAGATAAATATGTCGAAATCGGTAATTGGCGATTCAAAGAACTCACAACTAGAGTTTGCCAAAAGGCTCGCTCTAGGAGGGAGAGAAATGTCATCAATCAAGTATAATATACTGTCTAAGAATAACTTAACACATATGTTAGACTTAGTCGATATACTATACGAGAGAGATTTCATTTCTAAAGATACTTGCCCGTATTGGGAGTTTCGATTCCTCAGTTCTAAGGATCGTAACAAGCTTAATTTTGTGTTTTGGACAAGATCAAATTGTGATGCCCCGTTTAAGGACGTAAATCCGAAAACAGGTAACATTACCTTTATGATCGACCGTGAAACCTTTGATAATAAGATAAAGGAATTACGGCTCCAGAACTTACAAGAGAAAGCTATACTGGTCACAGAGGCTCTAGATCAAAATTTATCTCTAGATACACTTTGTGAGAAGTATTCGGTACCTTATACGGGTAAGGCCCTAGGCCTGGAATCTTATTCAGATCCCTTTGGGCTTCACCCACTAGTGTGGGCTGTAAATCAAACCGGTTTAGACCTTAGCATAAAGCTATCGACTATCTGGGATGAACAAAGTCCAGACGTTGCTCCTGTTGAGTACTTGCCAATTGTAAGTAACGAAAGTTATTTTGCAAAGCCAAAAGTAAGCCAAGCAAAATTCCTCTCGGAACTCATTCTTGACGTCTACACGAGTCTTAAGGATGAACTCAAAACTTGTGAAGAATACTCATCCAATCATGGGGACTTGGACCAGGGATAGAATATGGTTCAGGTCATGCCAAGCATGAGCTACTGAAGCCGAGAACCCCTCACGG